TCAGCTCGCCGACGGCGTCGAAGGACCATCCGGTGACGGTGCAGATCCGGCCGTAGACGGCGTCCAGGTCGAGGCGGCGCCCTGCGCCGCCCGCGCTTCCCCCGGGTCGGCACCCGCGGAGGAACTGGGAAGGTAGCCCGCGAGGATCAGCACGGCGCGCGTCGCCTCGGCGAGATCGGCGCTCGTGGCCTCCAGATCGCGCAGGCCCGCGATGTCCGGCTCGTGATCGCGGGCGAGCGCTGCGCTCACCACCGCGAGGCCGTAGGCGAAGGGGCTCTCGCCCGAGCCGCGCGCCACGAGCGGCTCCAGCGCCTCGACCTGGCGCAGGGTGAGCGGGCGGACGGTCCAGGTCTTCGCCCCGAGCGTGACGGTGGCCGGAAGCGGCCGCGGATCGGCGCTCATCCGACATCCCCGAACGACCAGGTCGCGACGTTGCCGGCCGCGTCCGCGAACACGCTGAAATCGAACTCCGGCATGACGAAGTCCTCGAGCTTGGTGCCGAACCCGAGCTTCGAGGACGTGCAGTTGTTGAAGCGCACGTTGACCGCGTTGCCCTGGAAGGTCGTGTAGAACTGCGCCTGGAAGGTCGGCGTGGTGCCGAGCAGCTGGTTGGTCACGGTGAAGTGCTGGCCCGCGCCGGCCAGCGCGTAGGTGTAGTTGATCAGCAGCAGCTTGCCCTGATCGGCGGCGGCGAAGGTGTAGACGCCGCCGGCCACGCTGTACTGGCCGGCGGCCGGTGCGCTGGCGACCTTGGTGAAGGGCAGGCCGGTGAGCGCGTTCAGCACGCCGAGATCGTCGGCCGCGGTCGCGGCGTTGGCGACCGTCACCGTGTAGGGCGCGCCGGCCGGGATGGTCCCGGACTCACCGAAGGCGGTCATGAGCTGCCCGGGCACCGGCGTGACGCCGTAGAACAGCGAGGCCATGGCCAGCCCGGAGATCCGGGCGACCTTGGCCTTGCCGGTGGTCTTGATCGTGCCGCGGGCGATGGCCAGCGGGTGCTGCTGCTGGCCGTAGAGTTCCTTGATCGTTGCAGTCTCGTCCATGGTGACCTCCTGGACGAGGCCGAAGTTCACCGGGGTCGCGTTGGCGATGTCGGTGCGGGTGCCGATCAGGACCCCGGAGCCGAAGGAATACATGCGGGTCTCCTCTCAGGAGGGGCGGGTCTGCGCGGTCAGGGCGCGGCGCGCTCGAGTTCGGCGACCAGCGCCTTCACGCGCTCCTTGAAGGCGTGGACGAGGTTCCACAGCGCGGTGTGATGGCCGAGCGCGCTGCCGCCGAGCATGTCGGCGTGCAGGTTGTCGATGCGCGCCGCCAGCGTGTCGCCGCGGGTCGGCGGGCCGTACCCGCGCACGAGCGTGGGCTCGGGCGCCTCGGCGGCACCCGGATCGAGCTCGGATTCCATAGTGACCTCCTTTGTCAGGGAAGCTCGATCGCGACGGGCACGACGAGGAGGCCGTCGCCGTCGAGGTCACCCGGCACCTTCACAGGCCGGCCGGTGATGCGGGCCATGTACAGGGTGCCGGCGAGCGTCGTGCGGCCCAGCGCCAGGTCGGCGCCGGACGGCGCCAGGGCCGCGTCGAGGGCGTCCATGATGTCGTTGAGCTGCGCCGCGCCGATCACGCGCGGGTCGCGCGCGTCGATGTAGACGAAGATCTTCACCTCGATCGTCCGCCGCGGCACCGCGCCCGACGACCACGCGTAGCTCTCGTCGCCGCCCTCGTGCAGGAACACGGCCGGGCGCTGCGCGGCCGGCACGTCGGCGAACAGCTTGAGGCGGCGGGTCGGGCCCGACTTCCAGCGATAGGCGCCGGCCACGATTGTCTGGAGCGCCACCACCGCCGCGTTACGGGGCCCGAGCGGGGCGGTCATCCCGCGATCCCCCGGGCCACGGCACCCTTCAGCGCCGCCACGATCGCCTCCGCTCGGTCGGCGAGGGACGAGCGCATGAACGACCGCTCCGGCGTGTTGGCGGTGCGGGTGAAGCTGCGCACGTCGACCGCGCGCGGGGCGATGGCGTGCCCGAACGCCTGCGTGATCGTGCGGACATGGGCCGCGACGGTCTCCTCGCCGGTGAAGCCGAACTCGTGGCGGGCGCCGTACGTCACGTCGCCCGACTGGCTCACCGTGCCGGTCACCGCGTCGTCGCGGGTCTCGACATCCGAGAAGATCGAGCGGCGCAGGCGGCCGGTGACCACGTTCAGCACCTCGCCGGAGAGCTTGCGCTTGATCAGCGTCTCCAGCACCAGCCGCTCGACCTGGACCGCCTTCATCATCTCGGCGCGGACGGCGTCGGGCATCCGATCGAACCGGGCGACGACCCGGGTCTCCGCGACCTGGATCTCGGTCAGCACGGCGGCACCACCGCGCGGTAGGGCTGCAGCGCCGCCGACACGAAGTCGGGCACGGCCGCGATCCGGTAGGAGACCGTCTCCTGGCCGCCGAGCGACTTGGACTGCATGCCGACCCGCTCGGCGTAGGCCATGCGGTCGCGGATCCAGTCCAGCGCGGCGTTGGCGAGATCGGCCGGGACGTAGCCGTAGGTGATCGCGACCGCCTCGCCCACGTCCTCGACCGAGAACAGGTAGCCGCCGTCATCGCCGACGGCGTACTGCCCCTGCGCGGGATCCCGATCGACCTGGGTGAGTGCCGCGCCGGTGCCGAAGGCCACGCCGAGATCGCACGCCCAGGCGCCGTAGGGCTGGTCTGGATACACCGTGCACGGCGCGCCGCCCGGGAGCGGCACGGGCCCCTCCGCGATCTGGTAGCCGGCCGTGTACGTCACCGAGACGGCCGCGGAGGCCGGCGGGGCTGGCAGCGTCAGAACTTGGGGACGGCCGGGCGGTGCGTCATCGGCGGGCTGAAGCGTGTAGCCCGCACGCGATCCGGCGGCCTCGGCGGCCGGGACTGCCGTCGAACCGACGGTGACCGTCTCGATCTCCGTGACCGGCCAGTTGGCGAGGAGGATGCGAGCCGCTCCCCCGGTCCGGACCTCGGTGTAGCGCCGCGGCAGGATCGCGGGGCGGTTCAGCGCGGTCAGGATCGTGCGGCTCACCGCCGTGATCAGGCGCTGCACCGAGCCGTCGGGGTCCTCGCTCACGCCGAGATCGGCGAGCCGCACGAGGTCGTGGGGACTCGGCCAGATCATGGTTCAGGCGGCGGGCGCCAGGGCGTCCCGGGCCCTGGCCCGCAGCGTGTCGTTGTCGACCGGCGGCACGACGCGGATGCCGCGCTTCCTCAGGAAGGCGAACAGCTCGTGGCGCTTCATCACGTCGATATCCGCGGCGGTGACCTTGGCCGGATCGATCCGCTCGGCGTCCTCCTGCTCCAGGCGCCGGCGCTGATCCGCCTCGGCGATCATGCGCGCCACGTCCTCGTCGGGCATCGCCGCGACCGTCTCGGTGAACAGAGCCACCAGCCGGGCGCGATCGGTGTCGAGGGGCCCGAGCGTGGCCGACACCGGGGCCGCTACGGCATCGTCCCACGGCGTGAAGCCGTGGGCCTCCAAATCGAGCCGATGGCGCGGGTCGACATGCACCGCGCCGTCCGCGTCCGGCTCGAGCGCGTGGCCCTGGTGCGAGAAGCCGGTCAGCCCCGCGGGGGCGCGCATCTTGATCATGTCGGGGTTCCTGCTGCGAGAGGCGGGCGTCAGGCCGGGGCGCCGGTCCAGACGTTGCGCCAGACCTTGCCCAGCACGTCCCAGACGACGGGCAGGGACAGGGAGGTGTCGAAGTAGAGCTGGTTCTCAATGGGCGCGCCCGGCCGGCCCGCGGTCGGGCCGGCGAGCGCGTGCGCGCCGGCGCGGAACCAGCCGTTGGCCTCCAGAACCTGCGCGTCGAAGACCGGCACGTCGAGGACGGTGCCGGCCGTGCCCCGGTAGGGGCGGCCGTTGGCGACCGTGACGTGCGGGCGCCCGTCCCCGGGCGGGAACATGCGGGCGAGCGGCGCGGTCATGGGCGCTCAACCGTTGGCGATGTTGGTGATCACCGCCAGGGATGGCGGAAAGTAGTGCTGCAGCACCTCGTCGGCGTAGACGCCGTACTCGTACTTGCGCGAGCGCAGCGGCCACTCGATCTGGTAGTAGTCCTGCCGCGTCCGGACCTGCATGACGTTGCCGACGTTGTTGATCGGGTACGGCAGGGTGCCGGTGGTGAACAGGATCGTGCCCGCCGGCAGGTTCGGGTGGACCTTGATGTCGAGGGTCGAGCCGCCCGCCATCGAGAAGCGGTTCAGGTAGGTGCGCGCCATGAAGCCGCCGCCGAGCTGGTCGCGGGTCACCGCGATCTCGTACTTGTAGGCCGAGCTCGCGTTGCCGGTGAGGATCTTCCGGGAGATGCTCAACGCCTCCTGGCTGTTCACCCACATCGTGTCGGGCGAGAGCCGGTAGACGTCCCACATGGACTTGAGCACCGCGTCGACCTCGACGATGCCGCCCGCGCCGTCGGCGGTGAGCGGCGTGCCGATGCCGGCGCTGCCCGGCGGCAGGGTGAGGATGGTGGCGCCGGAGCCGGGCCGGAACGCCTGCGTGAGGAGCCCGTCGAAGGACAGGGCCGAAGTCGAGCGGTCGACCGCGCCGAGTGAGGCGGCGGTCTGGCTGCCCGCGGCTGCGGCAGTGATTAGGACGGAGTTGATCGTGGTGATCGCGCCCAGCACCTCGGTGCCGGCCGGGCCCCAGAACCACGCGTAGCCGAGCGCGCCGGGCACCGGGTCGACCGAGGCCGCGATCGAGCCGGTCGCACCGGTGGTCGCGACCGTGGCGGCCGCCGAGCGGGCCGCCGCGCCGCCGCCGAACACGTCGGTCGAGCCGTCCGCGTTGGTGCGGGTGATGGTCGACTGGATGCCGCCCGTGACGGTGCCGTTGATGACGCCGTCGAGCGCCAGCGCCACGGCGATCACCGACCAGGTCCGCTCAGAGAGCGCGCCGCCGGTGGCGGAGCCGGACAGCGTCGGGGTCGGCGTGGTCCCGAGCGACAGGGAGGTGTTGCCGCCGAGCAGCATCGCCTCCTCGCCGAGCATCAGGCTCTGGAGGCCGGTGCGCGCCGCAATGGCGCGCACGTCGTCGAAGCCTTGCGCGGCATACTGAGCCTCGAACTCGACATTCGACTCGATGCCGATGCCCTTGTAGCTGGCGGTGTAGTCGGCGGTAGCGACGACCTGCACGCCGCCGCGGTTGCCGCCGGAGACGCCGATGCGCATCCCGGAGACGTTGATGCCGGTGATCGCCCGCCACGCGGCCTGGATGCCGCCCTTGCCCGAAACGCGCGGAATCGCGTTCCGCAGGGGCGTGAGCACCGGGTAGAGCGACTTCGCGCCGAGTTCGAGGTCGTAGAAGGTCAGGCCGGAGGTCGGCGAGGTGCCCTGCGCGAAGGTCGACTTCTGCAGATCGATCCCGAGCTGCGCCAGGATCGGGTCGGTGAGCGGCTTGGCCTGCGCCTCCTTGAGGAGGGCGAGGACGTCGACGTGCTGGGTCATGGAGCGTGATCCTGTGCGGATGCACGGCCGCGGCGGCGCTGGCCCGTCCCCGGGGCGCGCGACATCGGACGTGGAGTGAAGGGTAGGCCTCGCGGCCCCGGCCGGATGGCGCGCAATCCATCCTCAGATCGGCGGCATGGCGAAAAGGAGCGCTCAGAGTAGCTTGGTGGTCTGAGTTGTTGCGGCCTGTTAAGATTGATGATCGCGTGAGGGCGTAGCCTGCCTACGGACAGCGTTAGAAAGGTCAGAGAAAGTATGGAAAACTCACTTTCTGTAGCTCTAATCGCTGGAGCAATCAGCATATTGACAGCTGCAGGGACAATTTGGAGCTCTCTGCAATCAAACAAAAATACCGCTGCTATCGAGCGGCTTAAAATCGAAAACGATAGGCGATCTGCTTCTGAGCAGCGCGAGCGCGAAGCTGCTCGGTACAAAGAGCCTTTGTTGAGATCCGCATATGATCTGCAGAGTCGCTTTTATAATATTGCAAATCAGAGATTTATTGACGTTTATCTTGCAAATGGCAACGATCGCGAGAGGACTTATGCTGTTGAAAATACGACCTTTGTCATTGCGCAGTATTTTTGCTGGTCTGAAGCATTCAGGCGAGGTGTGCAATTTACAGACCTTGAAAATCAATCAGCCACCAAAGATTTGATCGCACATCAGGATGCCATCGTGTCGCTCTGGGGAACAGACGGCTTACCTCGGCCTCTGCGCATATTCGCGGGCGAGCAGCGCGCAATCGGTGAGGCCCTCCTCAAAGAAGGTTCAAAGGGACCTGAATGCATCGGCTACGGCGAATTTCTGCAGAAGTTCACACCAGGAGGAAATACACTGATAGATGCTCTTAAAGCTGATATTGGCGCACTTCCTAGTCAGCTTGGTCAGGCCCACGATAGAATTCGCGATATTCAAAATGCCATGATAGATCTTCTCGAAATTCTTGATCCAAAGTATCTCAGATTTCCAAAAAACAAGAGAGAGAAGATCGTCTAACAAAAGTATCGAACACATACAGGCAGGCGTCGCCTGGCGCTGCCGTACCTCCGAACATGATTGGCTTGGTCGTTCGATATGGCGCTCTATCCCCTTCCGGCTCGGATGCTCGCCGTGCAAAGAGCTAATCGGCGCTCTCCAGGCCGTCGCCCTTTTGAGCAAATCGGCATATTGGAGTAGTTATCGAGAGATCGCGAACTGCTGTGGGTTCTGATGCGAGACCTTAATAAGGAGGTCCGCGCGTGCCTCCGGTGTCATCTTGGCCAGATATTCGCGGATCTCGTCGGCTGAGCGTACGTCCGACAAGTCTGAACTGCCCTCAGCACCCTTTGTGACCGCGCGGCCCACCAAGTGGCGCGGCACCGGCTGATCACCCACCATTTTCGCCAACGCAGCGATCTGCGGCAACACCTCGTCCGTGAGCGTCTTCTGCAGCGCGTCGCGCTGGCCGGTCATCTTGGCGAGCTCGGCTCGAACCGCGTCGATGGCGTCACCGCCCTTGGTGAGATCGCTTTCAGCCGATTTCTCCGCTGAGCCGCAGGTCGCCCCGAGGCTGCAGGCGTCGTCGTGCATGCGCTGAATCCGCTCCTGGTCGGCCCGGCTGTTGCGCGCCCCGGCCTTGGCCAGTGCCTGCCCGGCGGGGCTGTCGGGCGCGACCGCCTTCACCAGCGCGTCGTAGGCGGCGTCCGAGAGCGGGCCGGCAGCGAGCGCCATCGCCTCGTCGGTCGGCGCATCGTCCATCAGGTCCGCCATCTCGGCCGCCACCATGGCCTGCAGGAGCGATACGCCCTGCGTCGCCCAGGCTTTCATCTGCCGGGGCAGCGCCGCGTCGCCGTCGGCGTAGACCACGTCGAACACGGCCGAGCCGACCATGCTCTTGATCTCGCTCAGCAGCACCGCCAGTCGCGACACGCCGTAGAGGTCTTTCGCAAGACCCGACCCGTCGGCCGCCTTGCCGACCTCGGCGCGCGGGCGCCGCGCCTGCGCTTCGGCTCCGGAGGCGGTTGCCTCCCCATCGGCGGCCCCGAGCCGCTTGCCGAGATCGGACAGCGCGTCGAGCACCGGGCCGGCCGCGACCCGGGCCGAGGCTTCCGCGTCCGCGCGGGCGTTGTGCGCCAGTGCGTCCGCCTTCTTGGCGAAGGTGCTGCCGTCCTTGGCCTTCCAGACTTGCTCGACCTCGCCCTCGCTCGCGGGCGCGGATCCAGGCGGCGGCTCGAGGGCGGGTTGCGCCTTGGCCAGCGCCGCCGCCTCTGCGGATTTCACCAGCGTGTCGCGCGCCGGAGCCACGAAGTCGCCGACCTCGCCCGGCCGACCGGCGACCGCCGCCAATTCCTCGGCTTTTGCGAAGACGTCCGCGTTGGTGGGCTCGGGCGGCGGGGCGATCCGGACGGATTCTGCGAACGCCCGCGTCTCGGCCGCGCCGTCTGCCTTGAGCACCTGGAACGTCGCCGAGGGCAGGCAGGGGAGGTCGACGAGGCTGACCTCGCTCGGGTCGGCCGTGTAGCGCATCAGGCCGTCCTCGCCCCGCCAGCGCTTGGCGTAGGCGCCGCCCTGCGAGAAGCCGGTGTAGACGCCCTCCTCGACCTTCTTCCATTCCGCGTCGTCGACCACCTTCGCGCAGATCTCGATCTGCCGGGCGTCGTCGTTGAAGGCGATCTGCGTGACCTTGCCGGCCGCGATCTTGCCGTGCATCGCGCGCAGATTCCCGAGCGAGCGGCCGTCGGTCGCCTTGGCGATGCCGCCCGACCACCTCTCATATAGCGGCTTCGTCGAGGCATAGTCGCAGACCTCGCCGGCGCGGTCCGGGGTCTCAGCGGTGGCGAGGCCGTAGACGAGCCGGTTGGCCGCATCGACCTTCGTCAGCGGCAGGAACAGGGACAGCTCGGGCATAAGAAGCTCCGACGGGGACGCGGTTGCGCACCGTGGCTGAGGTCAGGGCTGATGGGTGTCGCGGTCGTTGAACCGGAGCCCGCGACGGTCTAGATTTCAGTCAGCGCGGGACCGTGGTGCGTCCCGGACGTTTCGCCCAAGGTCGGCCATTTGGTCGGCACGCGGTCGTCACGGCCCGCGCCCCTCAACTTCGCTTTGAGAAGCTGTGTAACCGTAGCGTCCGGTACCGTTTCCTGACCGTCAGAACGGCGTGATAGGTCTCGCCTCGCACGGTGTGATCGACGATCACAACGGGCAGATTCTCCGCCTTCGTGCGGCCTTCACCACCCCTCACGATTCCGCGCTGAAGAACGCGCCGGAGCCTCTCGAAATCAGTGGCCTGGATCGGGTTTCGATCGCCGCTGTCTGGTCCGTGATGGTTATCGGTGTGCCGCGCGCCGACCCCGTCCAACTCGAAGCGCCACCCATCGACGTCCCGGCCTGCATGAGCGGAGAAGCGGTGCCCCGGCACGCGCCCGAGATCGACGTTGTCGAGGTGCTGCCGATCCGCGATGGCGCGCTGGGCGAGGCGGCGTGCCCGCCGATCCGCGCCACCGGCACCGGAAAACCGACCGTCACCGCCGCGCGGGTGCTTCGACGGATCGAACGCCTTGCCGACCGACGCGCCGTCGTCGACGACCGGCACCATCACGCAGCGGCAGAACGGATGCGCGGGCGTCGCCTCGTCCCCGCTGGGGAAGGCCTCCTCAAGATCGATCGCGCCGGCATCTGCGTTAGCTTGGCAGACCGCGCAGCAGCCGTCCTCGGCCCACCATGCCTTGCGGATCGCGATGCCGTCCTCGATTGCCCCCCGGTAGCTCTCCAGCGACGCTGCGCCGTTGGCGCTGGCCACCTCGTACTCGGCAATGCGTGCGGCCCGCACCTCGGAGAAGGCGTAATCCGCCTCGATCGCCTCCGCGATGGCGTCGAGGCCGAGGTTGCGCTCTAGCCCGGACGCGACGGTCTCGCGCAGCCGCGCGCGGGTCGCCTCGGTGATGGTCATCCGCGCGTCCGCCGACGGCACGAGTCGCCCGTCGGCGTCGAAGCGCATCCCGACTATCTCGGCGGCCCGGGCCCGGGCTGCGGCGACGGCCCGGGCGTTCACGCGGTCGAGCAGCTCCTCGCGGCTGGCGGCGCCGACCTGCGCGAGAGCGCGGCGGCCTGCATCGGCGGCGACGGCCTCCAGCTGGTCGGCCACCTCCGGCGCGACCGCGCGCAGATCCGCGAAGTCGAACTCGTCGAGGAACTCGTCCAGCGCGCGGCGCAGCGCGTCGGCGTCGTCAGGCTGCGGTCCGGCCTTGGCGAGCTTGAGAAGCCCGCGCAGCCCGGCGACCACGTCAGAGCGGGTAGCCGCCAGGGCTGTCTCCAGCCGCCCCGCAATCGCCCGCATGGCCCGGCGCGTGGCCGGCCGGTCGAAAGGGACGGGATCGGCCGGCCTCCAGACCCGGCGCTTGGTGAGTTCCGCCTCGGCGGCCTTGTGAGCGGGCGCCGGCAGATGCGCGATCTGCGCTGTGAGACGGCCGCGTAGGTCTTCGAGGGCCGCCACGATGGCGCTGCAACGATCCGCGTCGAGGCCGCCCCGTCGGATCGCGTCGACCATCGCATCGAGCGCGGTGTCCACCACCTGGGCAAGCCGGTCTCGTATCCGCTCGCCCGCGGGCGCGTTCCCGGCCGCCTTGCCGAACCCGATTGCGCCAGCGAGGTGGTCGAGCATGTGCGCGACCCCCTCGTCGTCGTAACCGAGATGCGCGCCGATGTGGCGGCCAGCAGTGACCAGCGCGTCACCGAGCAGGTAGTTCTCGGCGATCCAGACCGCCGCCTCGACCGCGGCCGGCACCGTGCCGCCGGACGCGGCCGTGACGATCGCGCCCCCGGCGATCACCGCCCCGCCGATCGCGGCGCGCAGGACGGTGCGCTTGAACGCGGCGCGCTCCGCGGCCTCATCCGCTTCGCCGCCTGCACGTCCATCGGTCCAGCGGCCCCGCGCGTCCCGCGGCTGAGCCTCGTCGAACTTGCCGAGCACCTTGGCGACCGGGTCCGACGGTCCGTCGTCCTGTTCCTCGGCCGCCTGCCCGGAGCTACCGAATTCGTTCGCCCCGGGCGGCGGCCCGAACGCGTCGAGCGCCGCCTTCTTGCCCGCCAGCGTGTTCGCGTCGATCGGCACGAGGCCCGCGCCGGTCATCACCATCAGGACGTCGGCGGCCGGGCTCGAATCGGGATCGAGGCCCAGGATCTTCCGGCCCTCGTTGAGGCGCATCAGCCCGCCCGCGGTCAGCCCGCGCAGGCGCTCGGCCTGCGCGGCCTCGTCGATCTGCTCGTCCTCCTGCCACGCGAACTCCAGCTCGGGCGCGCCGAGGTCGTCGGCGATCACCTCGTCTAGGACGCCCTTGATCCAGTCGAGAAGCGGCGCGAGGCCCTCCTCCTCGGCGAGTTCCTTCTGCGTGTCGGCCGAGGCGCGGTTCATCTGCTTGATCAGCGCCTGGGGCGAGATCGAGAAGGCGAAGCACACCACCCGCGACAGCCACTCGTCGAACTCGCCCTTGAGCTGGGGCTCGCTGGTCTGGTGGAGCGCGACCTTGCCGGGCACGAAGCGAGCGCGCCGCCGGGCGGCCAGGTTGTCGGTGAAAAGCGAGTCCCAGTAAGTCTGATAGGTCGCGATCTGGTCCGGCCCCCAGGTCTCGGGGACGCCGATCAGCGCGTCCGGCACGGTGCCGCTGGTGAAGTACTCCAGGGTCATCACCTGCCGGCGCAGGGCGATGTTGACCGTGGTCATCACCTGCTCGACCGGCGAGAAGCCGTAGACGCGGTCGGTGCGCAGGTTGCGCGGGCGGTAGAGCAACTCGCGGGCGGTGTAGTTCACCGCCGGCAGGCCCTTGAGGATCTGCTGGTACGCCTCGGGCCAGACTGTCTGGCCACCCTGCACCCACGGCATCGGCACGCGGCCGTCCTCGCCGAGGATCGGCTTGATGGTGGCACCGTCGATCGGCTCCAGGGCGAGGAGGTCGCCCGCGCGGGAGCGCTGTTTGAAGGCTGTCCAGGCGTCGAGGACCAACACGTCCTCTAGGCCCATACGCAACCAGTCGGTCCAAGGGTGGATACCGTCGGGCTTGGCGAGAAAGGCCGTGACTGCCGCGGTCTTCGCGGCGGCCGGCTTTCCGCTGTCGCGCGGCTTGATCGCCCATTTCATCCGGGCGGCCTGGTCCTTACGGGTCTCGATCACGAGCCGCAGCAGGTCGTAGCCGTCGGCGAGCCGGCGCAGCTGCGCGAACGAGACCGGTTCGTAGGCGCGCGCGGTGGTGTTGAGGTTGTAACCGGTCGGGTAGTCGAAGCGGCGGCCGGCGACCTCCGCGGGCGCGGTCGGGCGCATCGGCACCGACGGACCGAACCAGCCCGAGCCCTGGCCGGTCATCGAGCCAGCGCCCGCGCTTCCATAGGTGAGGGTGTAGGCCAGCGGAGCGAGCGAGGTGCCCGCCACGCCGCCGCGCGACGGTGAGGCCAAATGCAATTGCCCTTTGGCGGAGCGCGAAGATCGATCTGGAGAGCAGTACGGGTGCGATCGAAGGCTGTGGATCAGAGTTGTCCGCTGACGAACCATTGTTTAGCCACTAGAATAACAGCCGATGTTCCCTCGAAACAGTCTTCAAGATCGGTAGTCGCCGATGAGACGTTATATCTTCGAGCACACTCGAACCGAGCGACCCAATTTCTGGACCATCCCGCCGCTGACGGTCCTAACTCCGCTAGCCATTTTTCTAAATAATCTGTCCGTGCTTACCCAACATCTACGCCAAGTCGCTCAAATATCCCATACGATTAGAGGTCTTGTTATTGCAAAACGCAGTAGACCGGGATTACGCCTGCCGAGTCAGTGCAGCATGGCGGTAGTCGCGCGGACTGAGACCGAAATGAGCTCGAAATCGGCGAGAGAAATGAGCTTGGTCCAAGAAGCCGCATTCAAAGGCGAGCTCGCCCAACGAAAGGTGTGAACATCCAGGGTCTGAAAGCCGCCGAGACGCCATTTCCAATCGTCGCTGCCAGATCCAGGCGGCGATATTATCCCCATTCTCGCGAAACAGCATCTGTAACTGGCGCAAAGACACACCTGCCGCGGATGCGACTTCGGCTGGGCCTATGCGCGGATCGGAAAAATTTGCGGAGATGTAGGATTTCGCTCGCTGCACGATCAATGAGCCGCGCAGAGACTTGGGCGATTCCATTGCCATGCGCTCGGCTATGCTGGCGGCGATGAGATCAACGCCGACAGCCGCCATGCGCTCAGCAGAATGGGGCTCCAACTGGTCCGCCGTACGCGCCAGATCACAAAGGAATGAGCGAGCCAAAGCCGCAACCGGAAGATGACGCCCTACGATCAGTCCGGCGAAGTGTCGTGCAGGTCCTATAATACTCTCGATTCTGTCCCTAGGTATGTCAATGGCAAGAACTTCGCTATATCCGCTATGTTCGATCGTCCAAGGCGCATTCGTGTCTCTGATCGAAAAATCACCAGTGGTGGAGACCGCCGATTTATCGTTCTGAAGTGCTTTGACGGAGCCGGTCAGGACCAGGCTCATAAACAGCCTGTCTGTCTTATTGTCAGGATGACGTACCATCTGCGGAGTGGTGGCGGCATGCAAATTTTGTAACGAGAACTTTGTGAAACCAAGGCTGCCGACTTGACAACCCTCAATGACAGCCTGAAAGGCGCCGCCTTCCAAGCGTTGCTGCGCCATTGGGACCAGGCGGTCTTCGCAGATGTCGCGCCACAGGCGGAAACGGTCCCTCTGCGGCACTCCATCGGTTGAAAATAGCGTCTGCATTGCTCTGGACGCTTATTATATTCTCAGGCTGCCGGCATCCCCTAACAGTTACAAGAATGCGTGACCTGACATTCGCGGATCATGCTACTGAACTGTTATTCAAAATTACATCCGATTTTTGTTTCCGATCATCCTGAGAATACTACGATATTGATAATCTCACAGACAGACTCGATAGTACAGTACGGCTTGCCAATTGCTCAAGCAATCGCGCGTGCCGCCTCTCGGACTTGCCGAGTCGCTTGATCGACTTGCGCACTCGCTGCGGCGATGGTGTCCATTCCGGCCGCAATAGTGGAAACGCCATGCGAAGCTGTCTGCATACTGCCTGACATTTCGCGGGTCACCGCCGACTGTTCTTCAACGGCAACCGCGATAGCTGACGAAACATCATTCAGGGTGCGGATCGTGGCTTGGATGTTCCCGATCGCCCCGACGGCTTCATGAGTTGCAGCTTGCGTGGAGGCGATCTGTCCGCGGATCTGGTCGGTCGCCCGCGCTGTCTGCTCAGCCAGCGCCTTCACCTCTGTCGCGACGACGGCGAAGCCACGGCCGGCTTGTCCTGCTCGAGCAGCCTCAATGGTGGCATTGAGCGCCAGCAGATTTGTCTGCGCCGCGATGCCAGAGATCAGGCCAACAACGGCACCGATCTGCGCCGCCTGCTCGCTCAAGCCAGATACGATGTCGCCCGTATGCCGGGCCTGATCCACGGCATCGCCGGCGATCCGCGCGGCGTGGCTCACCTGCTGGCTGATCTCACCGACCGAGGCAGACAATTCCTCTGCGCCGGTGGCTACGGCTTGGATGTCGGAGGACACCCGGCCGACTGTTCCGGCAGCCTCGCCTGTCTGACGCGTGACGTCCTCCACAGCCTTGCCGATCGCGTCAAGATCGTTGCCGATGGCACGTTGCGCCTCAGCGAGTTGCTGCCTTTGGCGGACCTGCGGCGTGACATCGACGGCGAATTTAACGACCTGCATAACCCGCCCGTCTGGATCGGTGATCGGGTTGTAGGTGCCCTGAATAAAGACGTCCGTTCCATCTTTCGCGAGGCGGCGGTACTCGCCCGTCTGAAAATCTCCGCGCGCGAGATTGGCCCAGAACGCGCGGTAACTGCCCTCCGCCCGTTCGCATTCCGGGACGAAGATCGAGTGGTGCTTTCCGCGGATCTCGTCCAGGCGGTAGCCCATAGCAGAGAGAAAATTGCTGTTGGCGTCCAGGATCGTACCATCTGGGGTGAACGCGATGACGGCCTGAGAGCGATCGAGCGCCGACAGGCGGCCATCCGCCTCCAAGCCTCGCGTCTTCGATGCGGTGATATCGGTTGCGAATTTGATCACCTTCGTGACGCGGCCCGCTCGGTCGAGAACCGGGTTGTAGCTTCCCTGGATCCAGATTTCACGGCCACCCTTGGCTATCCGTCGAAAAGCATCGTTCCGGAACTCGCCTTGTCTCAGAGCAGTCCAGAAAGATTTGTAGGACGAGCTTATAGAAAAATCAGGGTCGACAAAAATCGCGTGATTGCGCCCCTGTATTTCCGCGAGTTCGTAGCCAATTAATTGCAGAAAATTGCGATTGGCGCTGATGATCGTGCCATCCGGCTTAAATTCGATGACTGCTTGCGAACGATCCAAAGCCTTGAGTTTAGCGCGATCATCGCCCCAAAGATCGAACATTTAACAGCTCTCATCCTTCTACGACATCGTTCGATGCCGCTATACGGTAGATCTGCCCAGAACTTTGCCTTAAAAACTGAATTTAACGGTTAATGTTTGATCAAAATATTTGGACAGAAGCGCATAATTTTTGCCTGAAAGCGAATGCTGCTCTGGTTGAATTCTTAGATCTAGCTCTACTTTTGGTTTAAGCTGGCGAATCGCGAGCTGATTCGCATTAGTCGGGATGATGCGATTTCGGCGTGCGCTATGCGGCCTTATCCGCAGTTATACCTGATCGTGAGGAGAGAGGACTGAATTTAAAAGATGCTTCTTTGAGCCTTCGGAAAACGAACAGACCGCTCAACACCCAAGAAAGACCTTCAGACCGCCTCGGCTGCATAGCTGAAACCAGAGGCCAGCAGCGGCCCAGCGTCCGTGGTCACGACTGCGATACGCCCATGGGTGTCAGGCGTATAGCGTGCCCCCGACAAGCCGATCACGGACCCTGTGCCGCCCGGTGCCATCAGCTCGATTGTCGAGCCCTCCGCAACGCCGCTCGGCATCGACCACCCGTGGCGAAGGCTCTCTGAAGCTGAGCTTGCCGCGGTCTGCCGCCGGTAGAACTCGATCAGCCCCTCGCCCGGCAGCACGCCGGCCAGCTCGTTGAATCCGTCAGCGGCCGCGTCCACCTGGTCGTCGTGGCTGCCGGCCGGGAACATCCCCAGCTCCTCCAGGAATGCCTCGTTCCAGGGCCCGCGCAGGAGCAGCACGTTGCCGACCTCGACCTGGCTGGAGAGCGGCTTGGCGCGCACCTCTTTCGACCCGGTCGGCGCCACGGCGCTGACGATGAAGCCCGCGAGTGCCGTGACGTAGTCCTCAGCCTGCGCGATGCCGGCCTGCCCCGCATCCTTCGGGATCCGGATGCCGACCGCGGCCCCGTCCTGGCCGGCGGTGTTGATCAGCCGCTGGCGGACCTTGCCGGGCGTCTCGCGCACCCGAACCACGTCGGCGATGTAGAACCGCTTGTCTGCCCCGCGGCCCATCTTCACACCGACGGTCCAGTCCGGATCGGCGCCCGGCCGCTTCCTCGTGCCGGCGAAGTCCCAGGCGCGCACCCACTTCTCGATCGGCGGAAGCGCGTCGACGATCCCGAACCCCGCCCGGTCGAACAGCCCGCCCTCGCGCGGCGCCGGCCGCTGCTGGAACTGCCCTGCCACCGCGTAGGCGCCGAGCGGGACCTTGTCGCGCTCGACCACGGCCCGCGGGAAGCGCTCGGGGAACAGCAGCTCGCCGTCCAGCGTGCGCGGGTCGGCGAAGATCGGCGTCCGGCAGGCGCGGTCCGGCTCGAACTCCATCGGCAGCATCAGGTGGACGTAGTCCAGGCCGAGCCGCAGGATCTCGCCCGAGACGTCGCGCTCGTGCAGCCGCTGCATGATCACCACGATGGCCGAGCGCGCGGGATCGTTGAGGCGCGTCGTCACCGATTCCCGGAAGATGCGCAGGGTCCGCTCGCGCTCGGTCTCGCTCTCGGCGGTCTCGGTCGAGTGCGGATCGTCGATGATGACCCGGTCGCCGCGGCCCGCGGTCAGCGAGGCGAACGGCATGCCCTCGCGCGAGCCGGTCGCCGTGTTGGCGAACGAGATTTCGCCGGAGCGGGACAGCGCGACGTGCGGCCAGAGCGCCCGGTACCACGCGCTCGACACGAGGTCGCGCATGCGCCGGGCGTCGCGCTTGACGAAGTCCTCCTTGTACGAGGTCGTGAGGTAGCGCAGGCCCGCGAGGCCGCACGGCCCCCATTCCCAGGCCGGCCAGAACACCGAGACGATGAGCGACTTCATCGTGCCCGGCGGGACGTTGATCAGCAGCCGGTTCTCCAGCCCGAGGGCGAGGAAACGCCCGTGCGTGATCGCCTCGAGATGCGCGCAGATCGCCTCGATGTGCCAGCCGTGCACGTAGGGCTGGTTGGGCTCGAGGACGTGCCACGCTTCCTGGACGAAGCCGGCGAGCGCTGCGCTGCGGATGTGGACCCGCTCGCGCTCGGCCCTCTCGCTACGCCGCGCCTGTTCCGCCCGGATCGCCGCCAGCAGCTGCGCCGGCGGCGGCAAGCGGACCGAAGAGAGCGCCGAGCGCGGCCAGTTGCTCATCGGTTGCACCCGTCAGGTCGACCGCGATTGGACCACCGCCGACGCCGCCGTGCTCGTGCGCCTGGGTCGGCTTGCCGTAGCCGCGGTCGAGGATCTCCCGGATCGCCGCGACCGCCGCGCCCTCCGGCGTCTTCGCGTTGCTGGCGATGGCCACGAGGCGCTCGACCATCTTCGGGCCGTGCTCCTGGCAGAGCAACTTGATCTCCGCCGTGGCCTTGTTGCGCGCGCCCTTCGGCCGTCCACGGGGCATCGAATTTCCGAGGCTATTTTAGTCGGGTCGCGGCGGCGAGATTCGGATCACGATAGCTCGGCAGAGCAGCGTTGCCCGATCGCGCGCGGAATCCAGGCTGTGCATGTCGCGCGTGGGCAGATCGTCCCGACACTGACACGTGATCCGGTAGTTCCGGCAGGCGCACCCTCCATCGAGCGCAGCTCACGATCCGGCCGTCCACGATCGGGATAGATTCAGATCCGGGTTTCCAAGTCAAGCCGCAACCGGGTCGCCAAGTTGGTCAGGTGTGAATTCCACCGGCGTCGCGCGGCCGAAGAGGCTGACCTCCGCGCGCACGAGCCCGTTGCTGAGAACATCCTGGACCTCGGCGAAGAACGACATGAACGGCCCGTTCAAGATCCGGCGCAGCTCGCCGACCTGGAGCAACGCGGCTTCCCGGCGCCGCTTCGCCCGGTCCGTCTCGTCGACGCCCGCGATCCGATCGGACAGGGCCTGCAGGACCGAGCCCGGGATCTCCAGCGGCGCGCGCCGGCCGAGCACGTCGATGACGTGGCGACTGTCGAACAGCGGCTCGGTCCACCGTCCGGCGTGGCGCTGCCTGTCGAGCCCGACGAACAGGTACGAGGCGAAGAAGATCGCCTGCGTATCGATCTTGCGCCCGCGCCGGACCACGGTGACGCGGTAGCGTGGCAGCCACCAGTCCATGGCCAGCGTCCCGAACTCCTCGGCGGCCGAAGCCTCGTGCAGCGGCAGGGTGTGGACCACGAACCACGTCAGGCTCTGGTCGATCACCGCGTGCTCGGCCCTGATCCGGGATCCGTTCGTTCCGCGCTTCCGACCCATGTCACGCTCCTCGATCGCACGCGATGACCTCGGCCGCAGGGCGCGAGCCGGCTCTGCGCGGCGCCGTCACGCGGCCTCTCCGATCAGCAGCCGCGGCGGAATCCGGCATCCGGGCTGGCCCGGGGGCGGGCCGAACAGCGATTCCGACCACGTCGCCGGGTTCTCGCGGAATCGGGCGATCCAGGTCCGCAGGTCGGCCTCGGGCCAGCGCAGGCCGCCGGGCAGGTCGATCATCTCGTCGGGCGGTACCGGCGCTGGCGGCACGGCGGGCAGGCCCTGCGCGGCGCGGCTCCGGCGCTGGGCGGCCACGTACTCGGCGACCGCGTTGGCCAGCAGCGCCCAGGTCCTGATCGGCACGCGGCGACTGACCGCGAGGTCGAGGATCGCCGGGACGATCTCCCGCTCGAGGTCGAGGCCGTCCGCCTCCAGCCGCGCCATCGGACCGACGACAGGGTCCAGGCACCAGCCCGGGGGCAGGGCGGTCCGGCACCGGTGTTCGACCCGGTCGAAGTTCGCCCGGTTGTTCCAGGGCGGCGCGCCGTCCGCGCGGGGTACAGGATCACAGGCGGCCGCCGGTATATCTTTCTTCTTCCCTTCTTCTTCCCCTTCCCTTGGTGAACGTAACGGTCCGCGTGTGGCGACCGTGACGGTATCGTCACGTCGATCGTCGCGTGGGTCGTGACGTTGATCGTGACGTTGATCGTGACGACCATCGTTACGGTCGGCCGTTTCGTTGAGAAGATTGGGTTTTTCGCCGCCGGGCGGGGTCGTCTCGGGATCACCCTTGCGCTGACGGGCTCGCGTGGCCGCGGCGGTCCGCTCGCGCCGCGCGTCCTTCGCCTCCGCGGCGCGCAGCACGTCCTCGCACAGGACCCGGTGATAGTAGCGGCCGTCCGCGCACAGGACGAAGCCGCGCAGGGCCATCGTCCGCACCTTCTTCCAGCGCGGGCCCGCCCCCGAGAAGGCGGCGAGCAGCCGGTCGTCGTCGGGCAGCGAGCCCGCCGGGCGCTGGCGCCAGGCGTGGCACCACAGGGCGACCGCGGCCTTGAACTCGTCGCCCGTCGAGAGCGCCCACAGCTCCGAATGGAACAGTCGGTCCGTGTGCAGCAGGAAACCGTGGATCCCGTCCACGTCGATGTCGGCCGGCACCAGCGGTTCGGGCAAGGGCGTGGACGCGGCGGAATGCTGGCTCATAGCGGGCCTCGTTCGGTCTGGGCGATGGCGGAGGCGGCCACGTCGCACCACAGGTCGAGGGTGGGGCATGGGCCGGAGCGGTTCTTGGCGAGGATGAGCTCGAGGGCGTTCTGCCGCTCGATCAGGCGCGCGCCGATCTCGGGATCGCCCCCGGAGGCCTTGAGCTTGCGCTCCAGGTAGTAGGCCTCGCGGTACAGCATCAGCACCGCGTCGGCGTCCTGCTCGATCTCGCCGGAATCGCGCAGGTCCGCGAGGTTGGGTCGACGGTCGGCCCGGTCCTTGGCCTCGACGGCGCGGTTGAGCTGCGTCAGCAGCACCACGCAGATGTCCTCGGCCTTGGCGAGCTGCTTCAGCCCGCCGGTGATCTCGCCGATCTCCAGCACCCGGTTGCCCTGGTACCGGTCCGAGACCTTGATGAACTTCAGATAGTCGATGAACACGACGCCGAGGGCGATGCCCTGCCGGGCGAGGCGCCGCTTCTCGACCTTCACGGCCGCTGCGATCTGCGCGAGGCCGACGCTGGGCTCGCAGGTCAGGGTGAGGTGCAGGCGCTCGAACCGCTGCATCGCCTCGTCGAGGCGCGCCAGCTCTTCCTCGTCGAGGTCGACGGCCGCCATGATCCGGCCAAAGGGCAGCGGCCGGTTGTGCCGATAGGACAGGTCGGCGAGGTAGCGGGCCATCTGCTGGTCCCGGGTCACCTCGCACTGGAAGGCGAGCACGCCGGCCGCGCGGGCGGCGAGGCGGCTCAGCGTCGTCATCGCGACCGTCTTGCCCATGCCGGGACGCCCCGCGAGGATCCAGAGCTGGCCGCGCTGGAATCCGCCGTTGGTGGCGCGGTCGAGGTCGGGCAGCCCGGTCGGGATCGCGGTCGAGCGGATGAGCCCCGAGCGCAGGCCATCGATCCGCTCGCGCATCCAGGCGGCGGACTGCGCCGCGCTCTGCGCCGTGGAGCCCAGGCCCGGCTCCGCGTCGATCAGGTCGAGCAGGCGAGACTCGGTGGCCGCGATCAGGTCGCGGGGCGCCTGCTCCACCGGGGCCTCGTAGGCGCCGTTCACCAGCTCCTCGCCGACGGTGATCAGGCGACGGCGCACGGCGAGGTCGTGAATCGTGCGGGCGTAGGCGCCGGCGTTGACCACCGTGGTGGCGTCGGAGGCCAGCCGCGCGAGGTACTGGATCACCGTCTGGCCGCCGAAATCGGCGTCGCCCAGATAGGTCTTCAGGGTGATCGGGGTCGCGACCGTGCCGCCCCGGATCAGTGCGCCGGCCACCGCGAAGATCTGGCGGTGCGCCTCCTCCATGAAGTGCTCCGGCAGCAGGAAGTCCGCCACGCGGTGATAGGCATCGTTGTTGACCAGGATCGCGCCGAGCAGCGCCTGCTCCGCGTCGACGTTGTGCGGGGGGGCCCGGTATTCCGGCCGGATCGCCTCGAGGCGCGCGGTGATGGCGTGCGGGAGGTTCATGCCGCGCGCCTCCGGGCTCGCGCCGGCAGCATCGCCTCCGGAAGGATCAGGGCGCCCTGGACGAGCCGCGGCGGCAGTTCCGTGCCGTCGGGATGGTAGCCTCGGCCGGGCTCGGGCGAGCGTTCCGAGGTCGCGTGCCAGACGAGATCGTGGTGCTCGGCGAGCGTCAGCACGGTCTCGCGGCTGCCCCGGCCGAGCACCGCGCCGGCGCGGATGAGGATCCAGCGCATCGGGCTATTCCGCGACCGCGGGCGCGGCCAGGGACGCGAGCGGACGCGCGTCGCCCCACGGCCGGGGACCGTCCGAGTTCTCGGCCATCGCGGGCCTCCAGGTTGCGCGGGGCACGCCCCGCAGGGGCGGAAATCCTCAGCCCGGGGCGCGGGGCAGTTCGGCCAGCGTCCCCGGGATCACACGCGCAGGCGCGACCGCAGGTCCCGGATCGCGGCCAGACCGAAGCGGCCCAGCGACCGAAGCAGCTTCACGAACCGCACGTCGCGTCTCCTCTCGGGCCGCCGTCGCGGCCTCCAGCCGCGCGCTCGCCGCATCGAGCCTCGCGCAGAGCGTGTTGATGTTGAGCCAGTCGTGGAGACCGACCGAGACGTCGGCCGCGCGCCCGATCACCTTGCGCACCCATGACGGCGAGCGGCCGAGGCATCCCCCGACATCGTCGTAGGCTGCCATCAGCGAGCCCGTGCGATCCTTCCGATCTAACACGAGCCGCAGGAGCGGATCCCGGGCGACCTCGTTGGCCTGCTCCACCGTCACCATGCGACGCCACCGCGATTTTGACCGCATTCGATCAGCCCTCCATGCGAGTCCTCAGGCGGGACCGGACGGCGGAGCGCAGGCGGGAGGAAGTGGAAGAGGTGATCGATGGCGAAGGCACCCCGGTCACGATGCGGCCAGCGAAGCGGCCAGGGTGTGCAAAAGGAGCCGGACCATGCGGAAGCCGGTGGCAGGCGTCGCGCAGGTCGAACACGCTCTCGTCGGCGGATTCGGCGGCTGACTGTGCGCAGCCCGATAATAAAACTCGCGCCGTTCGGAGAAATCAGATGAAGAAGCGACCGGTCATCCATGCGCTGCAAGGATTTCAGCTGACACCGGCTCCCGGGCCAGGGGGGCCCTACGTGCTGATGACAACAGGATGTCGCACCGAAGATCCGAGGACCTTGAGCGACCCGGTGATGCACACGGTCGGGATGCGCGTGAAGCAGGCGCGCGAACTGGCGGCCGCCCTGCTCGAAGTCTCGACCACCGCCGAGGCAACGAATGCGGAGTAGACGATGCCTTCTGTGTGCGATCGGATGGAGGAGGGCCATCAGGCGGCCTCCGGTTCGACCAAGGCGCTGCGCTCGCGCCTAAGATGGACGCGGACCAACATGTCATTGTCGATTTTGATATCCCGAGCGCGGGCGTATTCGACAATGCGTGGCCAGTAGACGACCGGGATTGATTCCCGCTGGCGCATATCGCTGCCGCGGGCGCCCGGATTTTTGGTGAATCCGCAGATCCGTCCGAAGGCCGTTGAGCCCCCCAGCGCATCAATGATGTCGGACACAGTTCGCATGGCGATCCCACTGCTACGCCCAATGCGTAGCAGAAGTCAACGCACATTGCGTAACGCATCATGCGAAGCAGACGGCATGGATACGATTGCCGAGCGCCTACAACATCTCCGCAGGAAGGCAGGTTTCACCACGGCTACGGATGCTGCGCGGGCATTCGGCTGGAAGGTCCCGACATACCTCGGCCACGAGAACGGCGATCGGAACCCAAGTCGGGAAATGGCGAAGCGGTATGCCGCCGCCTACAAGGAACGATGGGAGTGGATTCTGGAGGGAGGCCCCAGAGCGGACGCTCCCGCAGATGACACGGTACCGATCGTTGGCGATGTGGGAGCCGGCGCACGCATCTACTTCAGCGGAGAGCCGCAGGGTGGATATGACCGTGCTCCGCGTCCGCCGGGCTCGTCCCCCAACACCGTCGCGGCACGAGTGAGGGGCGATTCGATGCCCGGCGTCGCTGAGGATGACTGGCTAATCTACTACGACGAACGCATCCGCGGCCTGCCCGACAAGTGGATCGGCCAACTCTGTGTCGTGTGGATCGACGACGAACAGATCTACGTCAAGAAGGTGTATCGTGGGCGAGAAGGCGGAGGCTTCCTCCTCGTGTCCACCAGTGGCTTGGCACCGCTGGAGGTCGCGAAGATTGAGTGGTCCGCCAAAGTCGCCTGGATCAAGCCCCGCTAATAGACATCGGCCTCTGGCACATCTCCGATTCGGGCGAGAAATATCGGCACAGAAAATTCGCTTGCGCTGACAGCGCCCGGCCTTGCGTAAGCAAGAGCTCCAACCGCCTTTTTCTCGCAAACCAAGCGTTCAGCTAAGCGTCTTGCACCCTCTGGACTAGCACATTGCCTAGTTCCCGACGCTACTGCGGCCCCTTCTCTGCCGCGAATAAAGAGCTGCACAATGTAATCATGCGCGTGAGACATAGAAGCCTCCGATCTTTGCTTACATAGATCTATCTGCCCCATGCGACGGAACATAACAAGAACAAAAGCGCCGGTCGACCCAGCTCGGAAAAACTTCCTTTGAACCCGAGTGTTGCGGCCAGCGGACCTGTGGACAACGCAAGCGGCGAAACGAGACTTAGCTGCATCGCAAACTACGCATAATGCGTTGACATGAACTACGCATTATGCGTAGATCTTTCCATCGACACGAAGCGAGTCGGTGGAGACGTCCGGATGCGCGACATGGGCGAACCTCAGCAGACGATCGCACGGCAGCCCGGCGTCCTGCGAGATCGTTGGATTATCCCCCTCGACCGCGCTTGGGCCGTCCGCAGCGCCCGCGGGATCGAAGCCGAGGGCTTCGACTGCATCGCGGCCGCACGCCACTGGATCGAGGAGCGCGAGGCCGAGGAGGCCGACGAGCTGGCAGCCATCGCGGATTGTGAAGCCGACCAGATCTGCGAGGCCGCCTGACATGGCCGGCCATACCTTCGATCACCTGACCCTTGAGGAACGGCGTGCTCGACTGGACGCGCAGGCGGCCGTCATCGCCAACCAGCAGGCGGCCCGCCGCTTCGCCCTCCAGATCGCGCCGGCCGATCGGGCGGCCGCCGGATGCCTGCCGCGCGAGGAGCGTCTGCGCTCCACCGCGGGCCTGCGCGGGAGCCCCGTCTTGCCACTGTCCGCTTGGCGCGGCCGGTCCGGCCGCCGCTACGTCGTGCGGGTCCTGCCCGTCCAGGTCGTCGATGCCGAGGACTTGTGCGACGCCGTCGTGATCCTGGTGAGCCGGGACGGCTCCGACCTCGCCGAGATCCGGGGCGTCTCGATCGTCCGCGGCCTCGCTTCGGCGCAGGCCCTGATCGACGGCCTGCCGCCAGCCGTGACCGAACTGCACGCGCACCGGCTGGCCGAGACCGATGCCGAACGCGACGCCATCCTAGCCGATCTCGGCACCGTCACGACCGGACGGCGCCGGTGACCGCCCGCAGCGAGAGAGAGGAGAGCAGCCGGTGAGCCAGCCGCAGATGCAGATCGTCGCCACCGAGGCGACGTCCCAGGCCGTCACGGCGGCCTTGCCGAGCGAGGGCGCCACGGTCCTCTCGATCATCGAGCGGATGGCGCGCGATCCTAACGTCGATCCCGACCGGGTCGAACGGTTCCTGGTCATGGCCCGGGAAGATCGGGCCGAGCGCGCCCGGGTCGCCTTCATCGCCGCCATGGCGGCCTGTCAGGCCGAGCTGCCGCGCGTCCTGCGCGACGCCCGGAACACGCATTCCGGCGCCCCCTACGCGCGCCTGGAGACGATCGCGCGGGCCACGCAACCGGTCATCGCCCGGCACGGCTTCTCGCTCTCGTTCGACACCGAGGCGTCGCCGATCCAGGGGCATCTGCGGGTGAAATGCACCTGCGCCCACGAGGCCGGACACGAGCGCGCCTACCACCTGGATCTGCCGCCCGACACGGCGGGCGCACAGGGGAAGGCCAACAAGACGCCCATCCAGGGCATCGGGTCGACGATCACCTACGCCCGCCGCTACCTCGTCCTGCAGGTCTTCAACATCGCCCTGACCAACGACCCGGACGACACCGACGGGGCCTCCAGTGCGGACGCGTCCGCGGACGTGATCTCGGACTCGCAGGCCGAGACGCTGCGCAACCTCCTCACCGAGCACGGAATCGCCCCGGCCAAGTTCCTGCGCGTCTTCAACGTCGAGAGCGTGCCCGATCTTCCGGCCGGTCTCTATGGCGAGGCCTTGGCCGCCATCGAGCGCGCGGTCGCCCGGCGTGCCCGGCCGGAGGGTCGCTGACGTGGCGGAGATGATCCAGGGCAGCCCGGAGTGGCTGGACGCCCGCTGCGGCAAGGTCACGGCTTCGCGCGTCGCCGACGTTCTGGCGGTCAAGCGCGACGGCAAGCCGACTGCGGAGCGCGAGCGCTACCTGATGGAGCTCGTGGGCGAGCGCCTGACCGGCCTCGCGACGCAGCACTACCTTACCGCCGCGATGCTCGAGGGCTCGGAGCGGGAGCCGCAAGCCTGCGACGCCTACGAGTTCCTGTACGGCGTCGACACCGCGAGGGTCGGGTTCGTCGACCATCCCGCGATCGCGATGGCCGGGGCGAGCCCGGACCGCCTCGTGGGCATGAACGGCCTGGTCGAGTTCAAGTGCCCGACCTTGCGCACTCATCTGGAGACGCTGCTCGCTGGCGAGATCCCGGAGGAGCACCGGCCGCAGATGCGCTGGCAGATGGCCTGCACGGGCCGGGCATGGTGCGACTTCGCCTCATGGCACCCGAGCGTGCCGCCGGCCCTGCGGCTGTGGGTCAAGCGGCTGCACCGGGACGAGGCCCAGATCGCGAAGGACGAAGAGGCCGTGCGCGCCTTTCTCGGTGAGGTCGAGGCGCGGGTCACGCGCTTGCGGGCCATCGGTTACGCGGAGGCCGCATGATCATGGCTGAGACGAGCACGAGAACGGACGAAGGTTTCACGGCCGCCGATCTCGCGGACTGCGCCGAGCGCGAGGTCCGCCAGCGGCAGCGGTTCTACCCGCGGCTCATCGCGAGCGGGCGCATGGCTCAGGCCAAGGCCGAACGCCAGACGGTGCTCATGCAGGCCATCGCGCGCAAGCTCCGCGCGGAGGCCGATCTGGAGGCCGAGAGCGAAGATCTGTTCGGAGGCGTGTCGGAGGCGCCCCATGGGTGAGCGCATTCGCAAGTATAAGCGTGGCATCGGATACGATGTGCTGGGCGTGGCCGAGCTCGAGATCGCCGATGCCTCCGTCATGGAAGGCAGCAAGCTCGCCATCTACCGCGACAAGGACGGTAAGCTACGGGCTCGCGAGGTGGGCGAGTTCCGTGATGGGCGGTTCGAGACGATCACGCCCGTACCCGACCCGGAGCGTATCGCCCGGATCCTCGAAGGCGCGGCCGGGAAGGCGGAGACCGACGCGGCCTGGCACCCATCGGACGAGCGCGCCATCGAACAGGCTCGGCGCGCGGTCATATACCGCCGCTTCGCCGCCGCTCTGCGCGAAGTGGGGACGCGGAAGGCGCGCCATGGGTGAGCCGATTCAGCCCCTGGCCTATAGGCCCAAAGACGCGGCGGCTGTGCTCGGCGTATCCCGCTCGACGATCTACCAGATGATCGCCGACGGCCAGATCGTCGCCCGGAAGCTCGGGGCCGCGACCCTGATCCCTCACGCCGAGCTGGCGCGCGTGCTCGACGGTGCGGCCTTGTCGGCCGCCACGAAGGCCGCCCAGGCGTCCATCAAGTGA